TGAAAAATATTCAAAAGTTATTAATAAAGAAAAAATAATTGTTGCACCTGAAAATTTTAGCGAAAGAGGTCAAGGGGGAATACCTGTAAGAAATTTTGTCTGGGATCACTCAATTAAGCAAGGTTTTGATTGGCATTGGATATTAGATGACAATATTCATTTTATTTATAGAACATACAAGGGTAAAAGAATTAGATGTAAATCAGCACCTGCATTTAAAGTTCTCGAAGATTTTACTGATAGATATGAAAATATTGCTATAGCTGGTTTAAATTATTCTATGTTTGTAGCTGGTGGTAATCCACCTTTTTATCTAAATACACATGTTTATTCTTTTTTACTAATTAGAAATGACCTTAAACACCGGTGGAGAGGAAGATATAATGAAGATACAGATTTATGTTTACAAGTTCTCTCTGATAAATGGTGTACTGTTGCCTTTAATGCTTTTTGCCAAAATAAACAAACTACTGGTACTATGAAAGGTGGTAATGCTGATGAATTATACAAAGGTCATGGTAGATTATATATGGCAAATGCACTTAAAAGAATGTGGCCAGGTGTTGTAGATGTAAAAAGAAGATATAAAAGACCACAACATGTTATAGCGCATAGCTGGAGAAAGTTTGATCATTCATTAATAAAGAAAAAAGATTACAATGTTTCACATGAAACAAATGAATATGGTCTTACACTTAAAGAAAAAAGCCCTATAAAAAGCCCTTATTTAAAAAAAATATACGATACATACCATTCTAAATAGGTTCTACTTTAGAATTAAATTTCCATTTATGTTTTTGATACTTTTTACCATTTTCATCTATATACTCGTACATTTCTCCAAACTCTCCATGTTTTTTTAGAATCATTCCATTGTAAATAACAGGCGGTAATTCTATTTCTACAGGTTTATTATTTATCTCATCTTCAAATCTGCGTTGGCTTAACCAAGTTGCAACATGCGCTACGAATTGTTTATCTTTTACTTCCGAGGCATATTTATTAAATGCTTCGGCGATTGTTTCTGGAGATTGCCCTTCGCATTCTTTAAGAAATCGTTGTTGCGCTAATTTCTTTGATCCTTTTTTTATTCTTATCAACTCCCAAAATTTATTAAAATCTTCTATATATAATTTATTAGGTATAGGTTTAGGTTTAGGGTTAGGGGTTATCGTTTTGTTACTAACAGAACTGTAACGAATTTCCATACCCTTTTTACCAGCATCTGATTTTTTCTGATAATATCTAGTTAAATACTCGTGTTCTTCTACTAATCTTTTTTGAGTAAATTTATTTTCTTTCTCTGTAAAAAATTCGTTTAATACTAAATCAACTATATCTCTACATTCATCAAGACGACATTGACAAATCATATATGCCTGTTCTCTCGTAAATGGTTTATTAGCTTTAGTCCAAGCAAAACAAAGCAATCTAATATACATACCAATTGCTTCATTAGTTAAATGTACTGTATCACTTACAAATGTATCTGTGAATAATGGTAATGATGGTAATTTACTACTCATAATTTTCTCCTTTTTTTGTTATCTTTTGTAGTGTTTGGCTAATATCTTATCCAATTGCTTTTTTAAACCAAAAAAATCGCCTTTTAGAATATAATGAGGTGTACCTAATATCTGACTTTGTGTGTACCATAGCTTTTGGCTACTAGATAGTGTACCTGTACTTGTTTTTAGTTCTATATATACTATTGAACCACCTTTAAACTCTAAAATTAAGTCAGGACAACCACTTTTTAAACCCATGTTAGAAAGTAATAATTTTTGTTTTATAGAACGAATACCCTGATTTGGTACATGAAATACTCGTAATTTAGATAATTTTTTATCTTTTATATGTTTTAAAAGTTTTATTTGGAGTTGGTATTCTTTCACTTTCGTAGTTCTTTAATAGTTCTTTGTACCTTTTTTACATAATCTTTGTCAGTTGCAAATTTTGATATATATTGTGTAAGTGATAAAACATTTATATAATTATTATCTAACATTTTTTTACGCATTTTTCTAAAATCTTCAAATGCTGATGAATTATTAAGTATTTTTACATAATATTTTACACAATCGCATTTAGATTTAAAAATTTTAACACCAAAAGTTTGATCATTGGTATTAAATGGTTTAATATGCTCCTCTTCTAAATTCCAAGTCCTTATACCAAATAGATTATTACCCTCCTTTGCAAACCTAGATTTACCATAATTAGATTCCAAAACAGCTTGTGCAATAATAAGTTCTGTTGGTATTCTTTCATATTTATGTAATCCTAAATTAATAAAATTAATACAATTCCTCATAGCTAATATAAATTGCTCATTTGTTTCATAGGAAAATTCTGGTTCAAATAAAGCTATTTGTTTTGCTTCTTCAATATATTTTGTTTCTAAAGAATATTCTATTTGTTTTACTTTTAAAAAATTAGGGTAAAAAGTACCAGCAATAAATACAATAACTAAAATTATTAAATAAAATAATTTACCATTCAAAGTGTTTTTTAAACTTTTCATATATACCTTTTCTTATTTTTTTATCTGGACTTTCAGCACAAAGGGCTAATGCTTTTGATATTGGATTTATTTTATATAAGTGCCAAAACATTCTTTCATTCATAGAATGTTGTTCTTGGTGGTGTTCTATGCAAAGTGGTACTACAAAACTATCACAAGGTTTTAAACCCATACCAGCACCAGTGTACCTTATATGGGCAGATTGTACATCAGTTCTACCACATATAGTGCACCCATGTTCTGAAACAAATTTTAGATGAACCTTACTTCTAATAGGTTTTGTCAATGTCAATACCATAATCCTCTATAACAGAAATATCTCTTAATTTATAGATTATTTCGGTATTGTCATACTCATTTTTTCTTCTTTTGTCAGTATCTACTATTAAACCTTGTATTTTAAGTTCTGTAGTTCTTGGTCTTATAGATAGCAAACTACGATTTGCATTTTTAGCTATTTCTGAACCAGTTAAACCATTTGGATATACTTTAGCTAATTCAACTAATACTATTTTACTGATTCTTTTAAGATGTTTATTTATTTTCTCTGCTGACTTTATAGATGTATCAACATTTCTATGTCCAGCTTTATAAGGATATTTATCCTTAAAATCAAAACTATCCTGCATATTTTTCACCTTTTTTAAATTTTTCTAAATCTTTTTTATAAAATGGATTATGTAAATAGTTTCTTTCAAAGTTTGGTATAGTGTTATATTTTGGTACAAATCTACAAATCCATCTTCTTTCATACCAAAGTCTATTTTCATCTTTACATTTCATAAATCTTAATTTCATCTTTTTTGGCTTCCATACTGGATTACTAGCTAATCTTGATAAAATATTTATTGATTCTCCAATATAAACAATTTTTTTGCTTCTTTTATCTATACAAAAATAAATACCTTTATATTTAGGGTACTCTATTGTTTTTTTCATATTTATTTTAAAATTTTTATCTTTTTCAAATATAAATGTACCTTTTACTCTCCTTTTATAATTTTTTCTCCAACTATATCTACCACAAGGAATCCATTCAGCATCATATTGACCTCTAATTGCTAGATATTTTTCTTTTATTTTATTTTGCATTTTTAATATGTTTTCTTGCTTCTTTCTCAGATAAAAAGAAAGTTCTTGACCAACCAGCCATTGATTCATTTAGCCCTTTTATAACTTTTTGAAGTTTTATTTTTTTTACTCTTTTGGTTCCAGTTCTTACTCTGTAAATGTATAAATCTTTTTTAGCAGTCATATTTTTTTTAACCTTTGTACAATTGTAATAGGTTCTCCATAATGTAATATTTGTTCTGGTCTTGGTACAAAAGATACCCACATTTTATCTCTAAACTGCCATTCATTAGATTTTAAATTTTGTTTTGTACGCATATAATCATACTCTTTCCAACCAAATAATTGTTGTGTACCTAAATCTCTAAAAACATTTAGATAACAAATTGGTTCAATATGATCTCTATCTTCTTCAGATATATCTATCTGTCTTTCGTATCTGACTTTTTTTTCTATAGTTTTTTTCATATATTCTCCTTGTTTAGTTATAGCTATATTTATACTTGTATTTGAATAGATGTAAATAGTAAAAATTAATATATTTTAATATTATTTAATATATATAAAGACAAGATATGTTCACTAAATGTTCTAATAATAATTAATAATAAATATTAATAATAAGTGTTTACTTCTATTTTTTTATGAGTATATAATTAGACATTAACAAAAAAGGAGAAACAAATGCGTAGATTAAATATAAAAGTAGAAGATAAACTATACACTAAATCTTTTTTAGATGTAGAAGAATTAGAAGTGTATTTACATAACGATTGTGGATTTATCTTTAATCCTAAAGCTATTGCTAAAAAGATTTGGAATTTAGATGTAGGTTCTAAATTTGAATGTGATGGTTTTAGATTTTCAATAAACTCTAAAAGACGAGTTGGTAATCAACTTACTGATGGGACTATTATAGGAGCAGAACAATGAATATATTTGAGATATTACAAAAAACTTATGATAGAAAAATGTTTCCATTTATGACTGCTGGTGAAATAATGAGAATGAAGAAAGTAAAAACTATTCGTCAATTAAAACCAAAAGTTTCTATGGGTTCTCATGTTGAAAAGTTTATAAAAGAAAAAAATTTAAGATTGGTGGTAAATAATGTCAAAAAAATCTGATTATGTGATTACTCTTACAAGAGAAGTAAAACAAACAGAAAAATGGTTAATACAAAACGAAACTAAATCTGATGCCATTTGGATTGCAGAGAATATGAACCAAAGTAAATTATATGATTGTACTTTAATAGAAGAAGATGAAGATGCAGAAGATTTTATTTTGGATAGTGCTAAAGAAGTTGTTTTTACAAAAAGAACAGACTTTAAAGGACAAAAAGAAAATAAATATTTTTGGAAGGAGATAGAATGATATTTGAAGATTATAGTAAAATACAAAAGCCTGAATTTTCAATGCGTAAAGATAAGGTAATAAAAGTTGGAGATATGGTAGAAGTTCATCAATCTAATACTAGCAATAGATTTGGTATTATTACTGATATTAGTATTTCTTTACATAGATCAGATATTGCTGGAGAGAGTGGCATAAGAGTTAATTCACTTGACTTGTCACTTGGTTATACTGGTTCTATTAGCTACAGAAATGATGATGCTTATGGAGAAAAAAATAATAAATGGTGGTGCTATTTTTATCAGATAGTTGATATTTATGGACATGATAAAGATGAATATGAATGTCATTCAATTAACGATATAAATGTTCCACACGACAGAGAAGAATAAATTTATGTATTTAGATATTCTTTCAGCTGAAAGATACATTGCGTTGGTACACCGATTAGTCGTAAAAAAATTGGAGGTGTTTAATGAAAGTCCAGTCCAAAAGTGACATTTTTGGTAAAAAAAGCCAACGAATGGAAGGGTGGGATTTCTGCTCCTTGTAGGTTTACCCACCCTTTTAAATTGACAATGAGTGTTTATATGAATATACATTTTACAGGTGAGAAAAATCCACCTCTTTATTTTATAGGTAGGTGGAATTGGGTATCAGTAATGACCCAGTGGTATTTCAGAAATAGCATTTTCTTGCTGTCTCCTTACCATGTTAGTTCCATCTGCCTTAATAAATTCTATTTACATCTATTAAAAATTATTATAGATTTCACAAGATTAATGAAAAAGGAGAAAGATGAATATAAGAAAAAATAAACCAAGACTAAAAATGTTACAGATACCTGTACCATTTGAAGACTTTGAACAAATAGAAAAGATTGCCAAACAAGAAGGCAGAACAATTCCAGCACAAGTAAAAAGGTGGATAAAACCAAATCTAAATAAAAAGGATTGATATGGAAATATTGTTGGTGGTATTAATATTTGTATTTTGTCTAATAGCATTAAATAAAAAAATAGATAATGTTAGAACAGAAAATCAATTAAATAATGCAAGAATATCTGATTTACTTAATAATGTAGGTGTTAAATTATCAGAAATAGAAAAAGTTGCAGATGATTGTATGAAAATATCAGAGAAAGTACAAAAACAATCAAAACAAATAACTGCTGAATTAAAAATACTCAACTTTATGAATAGCAAAACTGTGGATTTAAAAGGTGAAGTTTCTAATGATTTTATGAATATGCTTAAAAAATCTAAAGTAAAACCAAAGTTAAGAATAATAACAACAAAAAAGGAGAAAAAAAATGATACCGATAAAAGAAGAAGAACATAATTTAAGAATAGGTAAAGCAATAAGAGAATTTAGGCTAAATTATAAAAACCCAGATAAACCAAAAACTGTTGGTATGACACAAACTGTATTAGCTAATAGAATTTTTGTAACCTTTCAACAAGTGCAAAAGTATGAAAAAGGTGCTAATGGTACAAGTTCTTATAGGTTACTACAAATATCAGAAGCATTAGGTGTAAGAGTATCTGATATATTTGTAAAAGCATATCACGATATACCAGAAATACTTACTTACTTTGAAGATAAAAAACATAAATATACAGAGGTTAGTATTGAAGAAATAAAACAAGATGCAAATCTAAATTTAAGTCCAAAATATTGGATAGAAAAGAAAGAGAATGAACAAAAAGAAGATTAATATATTTAAACTCTTTAAGAAAGCAAAAGAGTTACCAAAATCAAAGGTAAGTTGTATTAACTTTGATATAACAAAAAAAAGGAGAAAAAATGAAAAAACTGATAATTATTATAGGTCTTTTGGCACTTACTAATTGTGCTTATAAACCTAAAATAAATCCAGAGGCTAGTTTGCACCCTCATACTGGAGAAAATCTTGCTGGTAAATATTATTATTATTTAGCAACTTGTGAAGATATGTGGAAAAAAAATGCTGGGTTTTCTGTTATTAAAAGGCAAGGTTCTTTTACTAGAAAATGTATGAAAGACTTTGGTTTTAAATTATTATATTGGTAAAATGGCAGATAAAATATATAAAAAAGAATTAGAGGTTTTAGAAAAACACTTTGAGAATTTATTACAAGATTTTAGAAGTGATATTAAATTAAATATTTCTAAAGACAAATCTAATAGAATACAAAACTTTTTAAAAGAGTTTGGTACAAGTTCTAATATATATAATAATAAAGATATAATTTTATCGCTTTTAAATAATTTTGATGTTCAAATAGAAAATATTTATATGCAAACTAATATAATAATGAGATTTTTTCAGATAATTAAGAAATTAGAAGAAAAGCCAGATGATGAAAAATCATTACAAGCATTGGTAGAATACAAGAAAAGTCTAGGTTTAATTTAATATGGTTTATTATTTATTATTAGTGTATAATAGGTTATGGCAGAAAGAGGATATAACGATTTGGAAGCAACTATTGATAGACTTAAAAAGCAAAAAGAGTTGTGTCAAGAGTTACTTAAAAAAGCTGGACTTAAAATTAAAGTTTTGGAAAGTAAGTGTAAAATGCTAGAGGAAAAATTAGAGTTTGAGAAAAAAAACCAAGATATTTTAAGAGATCAGCAAACCATAGAGTTATTACAGAAAGATTCAATAATAACCAAACTAGAAAATGAAAGAAAAAAAGCAGAGGATAAAACATACGAAAACGAAAAAGAAGAAAAAAAAAGTAATTAGTGGCTATTATTTTGATGGAAAAAGAAGTAAAACACTATACGAAAAACAAAGATAACAAAAAAAGGAGAAAACATGATGTATATAAAACTAAATAAAAAACAACTTATTAATAAAGTTATTAAGTTAACAAAAGAAAAAACAAATTTAATTGATGCTAATAATTCAAATCGTCAAACTCTTGTTTATCAAGAGAATAACTATGATAAATTACAAAAGGATTATGATGATATGGTAAAAGTAAAAGAAAGCATACAATTAGCAAATCAAACTTTAGAAAAAAGATTGTTAGCTACTGAGGTAGAGTTATTAAGAAAAATTGTATCTTTATATGAAAAACAACCAGTACAACAACCAATTATATATAATTACCCTAATAGTAATGGTGTAAGTACAACTGGCACAACAACAACTACAAGTAATACTTTTTATGGCAACTAAAAAATTTGATTGGAAAAAACATAAAAAATGGATTAGCGAGTTTGCTGATGCAGTGATAGTATATCCAGATAAAGAAAATAACAAAAAAAAGGAGAAAAAGAATGACACTAAATCAACTAATAAGAATACAAAGCATAATAGATAAAAGAGCAATAAGATCAGATACACAAGAGTTTTTAAAGAAAAAAAGGTATTCTAAATCTAAAGATGAATGGATTGAATATGGAGATATGCACATTGATCATTTCATTAGAGTATTTGAACAAGAAAAAGAAAATGATGATTTATTAGGTTTTATAATAAATGGTTTTATGGAATCTTTAACAAAAAAAGGTTTTGCTAAAAAATTAACCAAAGAAGAATTTTTACAAGAAATTCAGAAAGATAAAAAATGGAATTAAAAAATATTATAAAAGAAGATTTTAAACATAGTTTTAGTTCTGTATCAAAATTTAGAAAGAACCCTAGTGAATGGTTAGTACATTATGGTCTTGGTTTAAAATCACCAAGTAGTCCAGCTATGACAAGAGGTTCTTTAGCAGAGTTTGGTGCTTATTATAAAATAAAAAGAGGTATGCAACAAAAAGATGATAAAGGTTTTGATAAGTTAATTAGACATAGATTTAAAAAATTAAAATATCTTAATGCAGAAAGTGAAATAGAAAATGCAGTAGAAATAGCAAAAAAGTTTGAAGAAAAGCTATATGAAAGACAATTAAGAAATATTGTTAGCTACCAACATGAAAAGGTAGAAAGTATTGTTGGTCTTAAATATCCAGTTAGATTATTTACTGATTTTGAATATGAACATATTATAGTTGATTTAAAATCTACTTTACGATTACCAAGTAGTCCAAAGGTAGATCATATAAGGCAACAAGCATTATACTCGGTTGTACATAGAAAACCAATAGCTTTATTATATGCTACACCGAAAAAGTCATTATGGTACGAATTATCTGAACAAGATATTATGGAGGGTTACCAAGAATTAATAAATGACTTTAAATCTTTAGAGAATTACATTAGTATGTGTAAAAATAATTTAGAGGAAGCAATTAAAATAACTCCTCTAAATACTGATCCTAACCCTTTTAGTTGGGATAATAACATAAAACAGGAGGCGATAAAAATATGGCAAAAGATAAACAAATAAAAACAACAGAAGATTTGTCCTTTGAATTGGCAAAACCTTTTGACAGAAGTGAAATAAAATGGAGACCAGCAAGAATGTTAAAAGATGGTACTACTGCTATTGTTCTAGCTTATGTAGATGTAAGAACAGTGCAAGATAGGTTAAATACAGTTATGGGTATTGATGGTTGGCAATGTAAACATATTAGCTATGGACCAAAAACTATCTGTCATCTTGGTCTTAAATTTAATAACGAATGGGTTTGGCGATCTGATGGTGCTGGAGATACAAACTTTGAAGCAGATAAAGGTGCTATTTCTGATAGTCTTAAAAGGGCGGCAGTACAATTTGGTGTTGGTAGGCATTTATATGATTTACCGAGTGTTTTTGTAAAAACTGCAAAAGACAAATATGGTCAAGCACAAATTAACCCTGATGATTGTTGGAATCAAGTAAGAAGAAAACAATCTGATATTAGTTAAAGAAAGGAGGAAAATATGAAAAGAGGAGAAAAAGATGTACCAGCATTATATTTTAATGTTTATAAAAATGATAATGTTACTGGTAATGGACCTACTCATCAATGGCTTAAATGGGAAAACAGAGAAGAAATAGTAATACCAAAAGGTACTTATACTGTTAAATTCTTTCCTAAAAGTCCAAAAAATGAGAATCAAGGTAATCTTAAAATTGAAAAATTTAAAGATAAACCAAGACAAGATCAGGTATATGGAACACAACAAAATTATCCTAGTCCGTCAAGTGATTTAGATATGCTTGATGATGATCTAAATAGATGATAGAATTATTAGATGTGCGTTTTTACATCTAATAGTTCTTAATGGATAATAATAAAAAATACTTGATTAAATTGTGGATTTGTGTAGGTTCAGAGTATGTAACCGAGTTAGAATGGGTTACTGATAAAAAAGCTGAAGATTTCATTAATGAGGTCACAGAAAGTTTGCCTGATGGTTTTAGGGCAACCATAGAGGAGAAAGATGAACGAGCAAATGAGACAACTCGTTGATGCTTTGGATAGCACACATAAAAAGTATGTACAGACAGTACATAATTATGGAGGTGTTAATCTTGAAGCTAGTAAGTTGGGTAGAGAGTACAAAGATATTCAACGAGATATAATTGTAGCTGATATAAAAAATAAAAAAAAAGATTAGTTACAATTAAAAGATATTAGAGTTTACTAATAACTATTATATAATAGTGTAGGCATTTTGCACTCTAATTTAACAGAAAAGGAGAGTATGAATATTAAAAAGCTAAAACAAAAGTTTGATGTATGGTCTTTATATCATAGAGAATATGTAGTAGGATTTATTGTAGGACTAATTGTTGGTGCTATAATATTTTAATAACAAAAAAGGAGAAACATGAAACCAAATACATATACACTTAATTCAGAAGAATTATTTACAGATTTAGAAAACTCTGCTGAAGAGAAAGCTGAAGCAGTTTTTAAATTTGTAAGATCAGATAAATATGAAAAAATTCTTATAGCTGAATTAAAGTCAGAAATAAAAATGAATCACGATAAGATAAGTCAAGTTGAATTAACTGATTTAGCTTATCGACACCCTAAATATAAAAAGTGGTTAGATGATTATTCTAAAAAAGCAAAAAATAAAGTTTTAACATCTGATAAATATAATAACAGAGTTGCTTTAAAAGATATGAGAATTACAGAAGAAAGTTCTGCAAGATACTTAATTAAAAAAGGTTGATTAAATAAACCCTTATTTTGTTCGGTTATTTTGTGTATTTACTTTTCTAATAATACCTAATATAATGTATTAGAAATTATTAGTTAAGGTTTTCACTAATAGTTTTTTTATCAAAAGTAAAACCAAACATAACTAAAAAGGAGACTTATATGTCAAATTGGTTTGATGTAGATAAGTCAGGACTTGCAAAAGTCCAAGCTGAAAAGGAAAAGTTTTTTGTAGTTCAAGAGTTAGTATCAAATGCTTTTGATGAAAACATAAAACTTTGCGAAATCAATTTTAAAAGAATTGATGGAACAAGAACCTATCAGCTTTCTGTTCATGATGATAGTCCTGATGGATTTCAAGACTTATCTCATGCTTACACTTTGTTTGCTGAATCTTATAAAAAAGGTAATGTCAAACAAAGAGGTAGATTTAATCTTGGAGAAAAACTTGCATTAGCAATGTTTAAATCTGCAAGTATTACATCTACTAAAGGAACAATTACTTTTAATGACCAAGGTAGGTCTAAAAGTAAAAAATGTTCTGAAGCTGGTACTACTTTTACTGGAGAGATTGTACTTACTCAAGATGAGTACAATACAATGCTCGATAAAGTAAAAAGTATAATTGTACCAAATGGGGTTACTCTTAAGGTAAATGGTATTGAGGTTGATAAACCTAATATCAAAAAATCTTTTGAGACAACACTACCTACAATAATTTCTGATGAAGATGGTAATTTAAAAAAATCTTCTAGAAATACTATTGTAGAAATTTATCCTAAATCAGAAGATAAAGGTAAAATCTTTGAGTTAGGCATTCCAGTAGTCGAGATAGATATTGACTATGATGTAAATGTCTTACAAAAAGTTCCTTTAAATAAAGATAGGGATAATGTTACTCCTGCTTTTAGGAAGCAGTTAGCAACAGAGGTACTTAATAATTGTTTTGAAGATTTATCTGAAGAACAAGTTAAGTCAGGTTGGGTTACAGATGCATTAGAAGATGCAGATGAACAAGCTGTTGCTGATGTACTTACTAAAAAGCATGGAGATGATGCAGTAGTGTTTGATCCTAATGATCCTGAAGCTAATAAAAAAGCACAAGCAGATGGTCGTCAAGTAATCTATGGCGGTTCTTATAATTCCAAAGTTTGGGATAGAATAAGATCAACATCTGAATCAACTGGCTCTTTTAAAAGTTCAGGTTCTTACTCTGCTTTTGCTTCACCTGAATTTCAAGGTGGTGCAGAAGAATTACCATTGGAAAAATATACTGATGGTATGAAAGAGGTTGTAGAATATACCAAGAAAGTTCACAAAGAATTAATTGGTATTGATGTAGAGGTATCTTTACATGATGGTGAAGGTGCTAATGCTTCCTACAATGGTAGAATACCTAGAATATCTTTCTTTTGGAAAGTTCTAGGTCGTGCTTGGTTTAATCTTAAAGTCAATAGAGTTGATATTGATAGATTGCTAATACACGAGTTTGGTCATTACTATTGTTCTGACCATTTGGACACTAACTACTACAAAGCACTTTGTAAATTAGGTGCAAAGTTTGTAGATAAAGTTAGAAGCCAAAAACTTTAATTAAAGTTCAAGGGGTGGCGATTACTCGCCACTCCTATGATTCGTCTATAAACTAAAAAAAAGGGAGCCAAGAATAGGCTCGTTATAGATACTTTCTTGTATCATTTTTTATTTATCAAAGCAATCGTAAATATAATCTCTTACTTTTTTATTTTGTTTTAATACCTTTGTTAATCCATCACCTAAAGCCATAACAATAGGTTCTTCACCTCTATCTTTTACTTTTAAACCCTCATTAAATATAATGATATGAAATATCTCATGTAAAAGTGTATTTAGAAATACTTCACCTTTCATATTTTGGTCAAAATTGACTGTTTGTTTATTAGTATCGTATAGACCATAACAAGCATCAGTCTTTAAAAGATCAGAATAAATAACCTTTATTCTTTTCTTTCCATACTTTATTACCTTAAAGTTTGGATTAATTAGTTTCATTTAATCACCCTTAATCAAACTTTTTAATTTATTAATTAATTTCTTTACTGATTTAGTAGTTAATAATTTACTAGCTTGATTACCAAACTCATCACATACTGTAAGAATTATACTCTTACCAGCTAATGTTTTTCTTGCTTCAACACTATTTTCTTTTTTTTTTATTCGTGGCAAATTCATTTTCTAAACTCTCCATTGATATATTTTTAACTTCTTGAATATGGTTGTCCCAAATATCAATTTCGCATATCTGATAAGTCCAACCAGTAAGGCTATGTCTTGCATACTTTTCAATATGGTTATGAGGTAAAGCACAACCTAAATTAAGTATTCTTGTAAAGTCGTTTTTAATATTACTTATTTTTGGTATTCTTACATCTTGCGCTCTGTGACTATGACCAAAAACAATATCAATCTTTGACTTATTAGCTACATTTTTTTCACTTGTTTCACCACCATACTCTTTACCCATTGGGTTAATTGGTGCATGAATAAAACCAACACCACCAAGCATTAAATATTTACCCCAAGGTATTACATTCCATTCATACTTTTTACATATTCCAAAATATTCTCTTTGACCCATATTATAAAAACTTGGATTTTTATCTTCATATCTCCATAATCTTCTTTCATGATTACCAAGTGTTATATATTTTTTTACCTGATAGTTACCAAGACCATAATTAAATTCATAACAAGCATCATCAAAGCTATCCATTTCTTTTATAAATGTTGGCTTCTCTATTCTTGCTGAATACGTATCATCTGGAATGTAATGAGTACAACTATCTAAAGTAATAAAATCACCGATCTGTACAACTGCATCTGGTTTTACCCTTTTAATGTATTTACCAAACCATCTAAATCTTTGTTTATCTACATCAGGTGCATCATGAGTATCTCCAATAGCTATTATTTTCATACTGGATCACCTTTTGGTATAGTTATTTCTTCTTCGGCTTTACAAATAAACTTTATGTAAATTTGATATTGATTAACATCTTCTTTTCCAATTTCTTCTGATTTAATTAATGATTCTTTGTAACCAGCATTAAGACAAGAATACATTGAATCATAAGTATCTTTTATCTTAAATGGTTCCATACATTCACCAGCAAGTAAAGAACACATAATCATATACAAACTGTATTTCATTAATTTTATTTTTTACCATTTCTAAAGATTTGTGTACCTTTGATTCCGTAAATACTTGCAACTACCAAAATCCATAAATTTGTGAACCATGATGGAAGTGTAGAAAAATAATCAAAAAATAATTTAACTTTGTCCATTGCTGTTGGGTCTTCTGATATAACTGCCCAAGCCAACACCAAAATTGGCGCCGACAAAATTAATAAAACAAATTCGTCTTTCCAGTCCGATTGTCTTGCTTCTAAAAGTTTGCCCTCGTATTCTTTTTCACCTTTAGCCATAGCCATAGCAGTTCTGTGTTGGGCATCTGCCATTGCCATTTTAGTTTCTTGTCTTTTACGATAAATATGCCCACCAGCTTTGATACCTGCACTAATTATATTCAACCACATAGATATATCCTCCTAGTTGAGAATACACTATCAATTATAGGTAGTAATTACAACTTTATTCGACTACTTGGCCTTTGTCCCATTTCATATCAGGTAAACCATTTTCGTATGACTTACCATCATAAGTTAAAACTTGTTTTCGGTTTGAACCTTTCTCGTTGTAGCTACAATGGACCCACCCTTTTGCACCATCTGTTGGAGAATAAAACTCCAAGATTAATTGATCAAAGTCGCAGTTGTTTTGTATCCAGTAAGCAATTTTGATATTTGGAATACCAGCTATCTCAAAATCGACCGCTTGGCCTTTAGCATGTTGGCTTGTCTTTTTGCTACCTATAGCTTCGCAAAGTGCTTCTGATCTGTACCCTGATGTTACTGTTACTGGCTTGTCAAAGTGTGCTCGAACTGGTTCCAATATTTCATAGCATACATTTTCTAAATTTTTTATATCTCCTGAACCAGGTGAATTATCAATACCCTTTCTGGTTGCAGTCATACTTTTAGTCATCTCTTCAAGCTTGAAGTGTTTACTGAGTTGCATATACCCCTCCTTAAATTATTTGATTATTAGATTATAGATTATTGTTGCCATACCTATTATCAACATAGCAGTTGATGACATTACTATTTTTTCTAGTCTTTCTATTTTTTTTCCATTTTGTTCAATTTTTCTATTTGTTTCTTGTTGCATTATCCTACACAATTTCTCATGATCATCAATCCTTTGATGTGCTCCAGCTGTTGAATAGTTACGAATTACCTTTTTTCTGACATATTTTACCATACTATTTACCTTGTCCTCGATAACGCATTTGTTTTCTGCTTCTACCTTTTCTTTTACTCTTATTCATACTACTAACTTTTCTAGGGTTTCTACCTATACTTGTACCCTTGTTAGTTTTTTCATATTCTACTTTTACCCCAAAAAGTGGCTTTTTTTTTGCCATTCTAAATCCTCTATACTTACCCCTATAAAAACACCTAAATGCCTCTCTCCGTTAAGATATGAAGCTTGTAGGTACCCAAAATATTAGAGATTAAAGCTATTTTTTAGTTTTTGTCTTTTTTAACTCTTTTTCAATTTTTGTTAGATATACGACAAAATCCATTGCTTCTTCTCTAGCATCTTTAATCCATTCTAGCATAGGTTTAGTATTATTGGTAATAGTTTTTTTAAATTGTTTCATGCCTTGTTTGTGCCTTTTTATATGCAACTTTAAGACATCATTTATTATTGGATCATTTGTAGGTTTTATCATTTTATGTTATAAGAAAGTATGGGAGTTAGAAAGCCATTAGCCTGTAATCCACCATGACTACTCATCTTTTTTTTTATTATAATTAATTACATACCAAGTTATAAATGCACCTATTAAAATTGCACCGATACCCATAAAAAAAGCAAGTATTCCATATTCAACTGTCATCTTTAAGTTTCATTAAAGGTTTTCTTGTATATTCTTTTATTCCTATATGTTTTAATGTACTTGTAAGATCACACCATATATCACCACCACATTGTTTCCATAAAGCACAAAAAAAATAATCTTCACTTAAATATCTTTGCGTATTCTCTTTATCTTCTAAAACACCTTTACCTTGGATACCACAATCGAAAAAAGCATATTCTTTATTACCTAATACTTCCATTGTTTCTCTTTCGTTATCTATATTTGCTCTTACATCAGTTTTATATTCTATATCTGGGTATTTTTTTATTATATCTTCAAATACTTTTCTTTCTATACACATAAAACCAGTACCAGCATAATTTACTTTTTTAAAACCTTTATCATTATCTTTAAGATCATATTTTCCTAATGGAAAATTCATACACCAACCAAAACTAGCATCACCTTTTTCAATAGGTGCTTCATGTTTTATAGGATAAGAAGCACATGTTAAAGGTTGCTCATATAATAATACTCTAATAAATTGTTGTGGGTCAAATATAATATCTGCATCTATAAAAAATAAATGTGTATATTCTTTTTGTTTTAAAAATTCACTAACCAATTTATTTCTTGCTCTTGTTATTAAACTATCTCTTAACCACATCATACCACAACCTATCTTGGCTTGATTTAAAGTGTCCCTTACAGAAATGATTGATGATATAGTTTGTAAATGTATCTTTTGGTCAAAAGATGGAATACAAATTAAAACATTTTTATTCATTGTTAAATCCAATCTAAAGAGGGTTTACCGTCATAGTTTTTATCAAATACAAACCAAGCAAAAGCCATTAAACCATTACCACCAAAACTTACCCTTTTTGAAAAAACCCAAATATTTTTCAATTTGTTTTGAGTAAAAACTTTGTTTTTCCTATTTATACCCTCTAAAAAAGATAATTTATTTAACATAGCAACCTTACCTTTGGCAAGTTCTAAAGCCCTTATGGTAAACTCAGTTGACAAATTAAATGGAGGGTTTGTAATTATGTTATCTATATCCATCATAGAGTAATCTTGTTTTAAAAAATCTATATTACACTTACCGTAGCCTCTATCTATTAAATCTGATGAATCTACTGTATAACCATTTTTTATGAAAACTTTTGACATTGCTCCATCACCACACGCACATTCATAAATTCTACCATTGAATTGTTCTCTATCCATAAGTGATTGAGTTGCTTCGGGAGGAGTTGGATAAAAGTCATTTAATTTTCTATTTTTATTTATGTTATGTCCTACATAAGCTAAAACATTATTTTTTTTCATTCTGTATCTATTAAAAATCTTACTATTGTTGTATATGGATTTGGTTCATATTTAGCACAACTGTTAAGCATAAATAATAATGTAAGGCAGGTGAGTTTGGTGGTTTGGTGGTAAAACTCACCCACCAGTTTTCGGTTTATCATCTTTTAAACCAGTTTGGAAGTCCTAAATGTAATCTTTTATCAAAAATATTATCTTTAGCAAATTTTGTTTTAGTGTTGTTGTAATGTAAGAATACTTGAACAGATTGTTTTCCTTTAAATTTTTCTCTCCAATGTTCTAATTCACAACCACTATAAACAAGCATATCTCCAGCTTCTAAATTAACTTTAATACCTTTTTTACCAAGCTCTCCTGATGGTTCTAAATATATTGACCATTTATCACCACCAAGATTCATTGTTGTAGATATTTCACAACTAAATCTATCTTTGTGTCTTTTAAGAATATCTCCTTTTTTGTAAACTCTGCCGTAAGTATATGCAGGATATAATTTCAAACCTGTTGTTTTTTCCATTATTGGTTGACATTTTAACATTAAAGTTTCCATAGCAATATCAGAATAAAATGAATAAGTATTTGGTATTTGTTCACTTTCTTTTTCATAATATCCTAACATAGTTTCATATGGAGAAATATACCTTTCTTGCAAACAAGTGTCATAAACTTGTTTTTTCATTAACAAGTAGTTCATACAAAAAGTTGCTAACTCTTTGTTAATAGCTTTTTTTATTATTGCATATTTATTTTTTTTAAACATCTTTCGCCATTTCTTTTGGTATACATTGTACGTTCCAATGTATAAATCTAAATGGTTCTTTACCATGATCTACTGCAAACTCGTGTTCTAAATATCCTGGAAATATAATTAATGTTCCTGGAGTTGGTCTATAATGTATTAGTTCTGCACCAGCTAATACTCCTTTTTGTTCTTTCATTTTTAGTTTTGTTGCTCTAGCACCTGTTCTTGGTTCATGAAAAATAGGATAAGAAGTTTTTTCACTACATTTTAAAAAATAAAAACCTGATACATGTTGATTCCAATGTATGTGTGCAGAATGATGACCACCACCTTTTTTAGAAAACTCTTGCACCCATAGTTCAGAAAACATAGTTTGATATTGTGTCATATCATAACCTTGATGATCTAAATATTCCCAAGACTTTTGACCTATGTAATTTCTAAAATCTAAAAAATCATTATCTTTTGTTAGTGGTGTTGAATGATACGACCTTCCAAAATCACTATATTCTTTTATATATGCTTTTTCTCTTTTACGAGCATCAGTAATATATTTATTACTTGCTTTGTTTAATGATTTAACAAATTCAGGTTTTTGTTCTGACCAAATTGTTGTACTAAAATAATTATTTATATACATATTATCTAAATGGTTTTCCTAAATGCCACACAACAAGACTATACCTTGTTCCAGAAGTAACTGGTTTAACTCTATGCCAAACGAAACTCGGAAATACAATTATAGATCCTTTTGGTAAAATTTCTTTACATTGTATTCTATGTATTGATTCATCTCGCATATGGGGATCATAATTTCTAAAATCAAACTCTAGTTCTCCTCCACTATATTCTGAGCCATCTGTTAATTGGCAAGTCATAGATAATTTTCTTATACGACCATGTTCAGGGTCATTAATATCTTTTCTTTCGTAGGGTTTTTCCCAACTATCACAATGCCAATCATAATATTGATTTAGTTTATATTTTGTAAATTGGCAAGATTCACTTCTTTCCCAATCAAAATTCCAACCTGCATATCTATTAGCTTGATGTACATAAGGATGTAATTCTTTATAAATCCATAAATCATTTAACCAAACTAAATCAGAGTTTCTTTTCCTTTTTAAATCTAATACTTCTTGTTTATTTAATTTTTTTTTTCCATATCCACCTGTCAAAGCCATAACTTCTTTTTTTTGTTTTGCATAAGCTATGACATCATCACAAAATCTAGGCGTTAATGCAGATTTAAAATACCAATAATAATTAGATAAATTCATAAGTTGTTTTAAGAATAAAATTTAATTTCTCTTTTTGATTATTTGATATGTGGTAAATTAAGGTACTAGGAAACATAATAAATTTGTTATTTGTTAATTTTATATCCCAGCTTCTTCCTGCTCTCCTATTATCATCATAATAAATTCTTACAAAAGAATCTTTTAAATCTACACCATACAACATTACATAATCAGGTGAGTTTCTTAAATCAACTTTATTGTTTTCACATTCAGGTAAATTAGATTCATTTGGTTTAAACATTAAACCAGTTGTTAATTTATTAATTAAACTAAAACCATATTCTACATTTATATGTTCTCTTAAATAAGTATTTAATTTATCCCAATCTCTTGAAAAAGGAAAAGGACAATCTTGTATATTGTGAGTAAGTATATCTTTTGTTAAAAGTTCATTATCAATTTCAAAACCTTTCGGCATTAAAATTGTACCAGTATATAAATCTATTTTTGAAAGTATGTTTTGTTCAATGTCCACCATACATTAAAAGTTCTATATTAAGCCATTGAATTTGTCAAATCCCAACTTTGTTCAGTTTCATTCCAACTATAATACCATTTATGAGTACCAGCTTCAGATTGTTCTATCTGTTCTTCAGTTAAATCAGGTGCATCTCCTATAGGTGAATCCCAACCTGCTATTGTATAATTTTTTACCCAAGATGGAAAAGGTTTTTTAGGCCAAAAGATTTGATCATCTTCGTCCCAAGTATAACCTATTCCTGCATAGTTACCTCTAAATGCTTTTGAATCATCGCCTGATGAGTGTTTATTTCCTGATGTGTTATATGAAGTTTGAATCCACATTTGAGCAGGCCAGTTATTATGTCTTTCTAACCACTCTTGTCCTTTAGCTTCTATTTCATTACCATCAGCATCTTTCATTTCTTCATTATCCATAGTTAATACTTGGATAACTTTTCCATTCATACCTATTTTTGCAAAATGTGCCATAATATTATCTACTTATCATATTTAAAAAATTTATCAACTATTGAAATTTATACCTAATAATTACTACTCCTGAACCACCAGCAGCCTCTGATCCACCACCACCACCTCTGTTAGTTGTTCCTGCATTTTGATATGCACCTCCTGTTCCACATGGACTTGCTGAACCATTACCACCTGTTCCAACACCTCCTCCTCCACCTGAATATGCAACAGGACTTGCAGTTATAGATGTTGTAGCACCAGCACCTCCTGATCCCCCTGTGGTACTATTTGGCGTGTTTCCACCTACAGCAGTTGCGCCACCACCTCCACCTGATGCTGTTGCACTTCCTTGAGGTACATTACCTCCATTATTTCCTTGTGATGGGGATACTGGAGGTGTATTACCTGCACCTCCTGTTGTTGATCCACCAGCAGGTCCAATACCTGAACCTCCTCCACCTGATCCACCAGCAGCACCTGGATGTCCACATCCTACAGGAAAAGGTCCACCACCACCATAACCACCTCCTGCTGAAGTGATTGTTGAAAATATTGAAGCAGAACCATTTGCTCCATCACCACTTGGTGCTCCACTTGCACCACCAGCTCCTACTGTGATAGGATAAGCTTGTCCTGTAACAGTTATTCTATTAGGGGCAGATGGATAGCCATCTTTTGGACTTGCTGTATAAGGTGTAACTGGACTTTTTACTTCTCTAAATCCACCTGCACCACCTGCACCACCATAAGACTGTACACCTCCTCCACCTCCACCTGCTACTACTAGATGAGAAACTACATTATTTGCTGAACATATTGCAACTGCATTTACTGTAAATGTTCCAGGTGATGTAAAAGTGTGTATTTTACAATTTCCTGATGTGGTTATTGTACCACCACTTGCTGATACAAAATTACTTCCTACATCAGAAAAAGCTGAATCTTGTATTGATCTCCAACCTACTGTTGAATCTATATATACTAAAGTTACTCCCTCACCCTCTGAAGATAAAACTATAGAACCTCCACCACCATTTATTTTTTCTGAACCATTTGGTGTAACTGTTAAACCATTTGAATCAAATGTGTTATTGTAATCTTGAATAGAAACAATAGCACCAGCACTCCCTGCTGGAAGATTTACTGTAAATGCACTTGATGTTGTATTGCAAAAATATCCCTCACCATTTGCAGCAGTAAAAGTTGCAGTCTTTATAGAGCTTGTTTGCCAATCTACAGTTCCTGTTCTGCCAAACCCAGTTTGACTTGCACCTGTTGCTAAAGTTATTGTATCACCTGATTCACCAATGGTAATAGATGAACCACTTGCTTTTTTAATATTGTTTACTTTTATTTCACTTGTCATAATTTACCTATTGAAACTTGTACCTTATAATTACTATACCTGATCCACCTGTTCCTGCTGGAGTTCTTGTTGGGTGGTTATTACCACTTCCGCCTCCTCCACCACCACCTCCAGTATTTGCTGTTCCTGAAGTTCCTGCTACACTTGGGTATCTTGAGCCTGTTCCTCCACCTCCTGTGCCTCCTGCACCTGAACAGTTATAACCTGAACCTCCACCTCCTCCTGCTCTTGCAGTTGGAGTATTATTTATTGTACTTGTTGCACCTGCACCTCCTGCTCCACCTATGTTATCAGGATGTGGAACTGGACTATCTCCACCTAAAGCAGTTGCTCCACCACCTCCTCCTCCACCTGAAGCTGTTGGTGTATTTGGATTTAAATTACCTTTTCCTCCTGGATTACCTTGTGGTGGACTTACTGGGGGAGTGTTTCCTGCCCCAAAATAACCTTGATGTGTTGGGTTATCTGCTTGACCCCCACCACCACCTGAACCTCCAGGTCTTCCACCATAATTTGGACTTGATGGAGTATTTCTAGCACCTCCTCCTCCACCTCCAGTTGATGTTAAACTAAATGCTACTGAAGAACCTCCTTGACCACCTGGAGTTTCACAATGTGGAGATGAAGCTAATGCTCCACCTGCACCTATAGTTATAGGATAACCTTGTGCTGAAACTGTAACACCACAAGTGACTAAAGGACTTGCTGTATAAGGAGTTAAAGGACTTTTTCCTTCTCTAAAACCTCCAGCACCTCCGCCACCTCCTTCATAATCTCCACTAACTTGATTGCCTCCACCACCTGCACCACCACCTCCTATTATTAAATAAGAAATTACATTATTTGCTGGACTATTACCAACTGAACAAACTGTAAAAGTTCCAGGTGCAGTAAAAGTATGAACCTTACAATTACCAACTGTTGCAACTGTATTACCTCCACTTGCTGTAATATATGTTCCACCCTCTACTGAACTTGATGTTTCTTGTACATTTATCCAACCCTCTGTTCCATCAACATAAACAAATGTAGCTGATTGACCATTAGTTGTTAAAGTTGCACTTGCGGCTGTTCCACCTATTTTTTCTGAACCATTAGGAGTTATAGTAAGATTATTTGAAGCAAAAGTTCTTGTATAATCAGAAACTGCAACTATTGCTCCAGCACTTCCTGCTGGTAAATTAACTGTAAAAGCACCTCCTGAAGTATTACAAAAATAACCCTCACCACTTGCTGCAGTAAAAGTTGATGTTTTAATTGAACTCGTTTGCCAATCTACTGAACCTGAACGACCGAATCCTGATTGTGTAGCACCTGAACCTAAAGTAACTGCTGTACCACTTCCACCAATGGTAAGTGTAGAACCTGATGATTTTACAATTTCATTTACTTCTATTTTACTCATTTATTAAACTCCCATTAATGCTTTTATCTCATCATCATTAAGACCTAAATCTTTTAATTTTTGTTTACCTGATGCTTTATTATTTTCTTTAGAAGTAACTTCTTCTTCAGCAGTAGGTAACTCTGACATTTTAGCTTCAATGTCAGTTTTAGAAATTGGTGTTGTACCATTTAACCATTCAATATTATCTAAATCATCTTCTACAATATTAAATTGTGCATTTTCATTTATTGCTTTTATTGCTCTTGCATAATCCATTACGCTAATACCTCCATAGCAGTTATAACAGATGTACACCTTGCTGTTGTTGCATGGTCAGCATCATTCGGTGTTCTGTTAAATGTTAAAGTTGCATTATTATAACTTGCACCTTGTATTTTATAAGTAGTTGCAGATGTTGTACTAGGAGTATCTAAATAATGATAATTTACTGAGTGTACATGACTATGACCATCTCCACCATCAACACCGAAAGAAAAATTACAACCTACTCTACTTCCATCATTTGATGCTGAACCTATGACCGTTGAACCTCTTAATAATTTAAAAAAAGCAACAGAATTGTTATTTTGTCCAGCATATAAAGATACATGAATAAGAATTTTACTATCTGAAGCACTTGGTGTTATCGCAACTGACATTCCTGAAACATCAGCAAAAGAAGAAGATGACATTTGAGATGTTGTTGTATTATGTGTTTGAACAACTTGATTTATTTTACCTCCACCACCAGCATCAGCAAAAGATAATTGACCTATTCCTGTTGCACCTGAGCCTGATACTGAATCTACTTTTAAAAATTTACCAGCAGTAATATTTCCAGTAGGAAACTTCATAGTATAGCTTTGACCTGCAGAATGTGCAGGTGATTGTAATTTAATACCATGTGAATTAGATTCACAATTTAATTGTATTGTTCCTGGATTTGTATTGCCACCAATCTCTACATGACCAGTACCATTAGGATACAAATCTAAATCTGCATTTGATTCAGTAATAAATTTACCACCGACTGTTACATCTGTTCCTGTTCTTGGACTAACTTTATTAACTTTAACTTCACTCATACTATTACTACTGTTGCCCCTGATTCTACTGTTAATGTTGATGTAACTGTTAATGGACCAGCAAATATTGCATTACTTGCCGCCTCTATAAATACATCTCTTTGTAAATTTTTCTTATGATAATTAACAACATTATCAACTCCAGGTGTTTGACCTACATAAATAATATGATCTTTTTCTTCCATTGTAACTCCTATGTTACATCAGTTAATAGACCCATCACTATATCAATATTACCAGATGAATCACTTGATTGTGCTTTTAATTTATACCCTGATCCTAAAACAAATTTACCTTTTAAAATCTCTATTTTAGAATTAGGTGGTATTGATACTGCATTACAAATTACAAAGTCATTTGAACCATCATTCATTTTTACTGTTAAAGTTAGAGCTGTTGTAGTTTTGTTTGCCGCATTAAAACCTATTAATATTTGTTTATTAGATGTTGTTGTAATTACATCTGTCAAACTGTTATTTGTAAGTGTTACTTCTGTTGAAAGAAAGTTATTTGCCATTTATTTATCCTCCTAAAGCTATTGCAAAGGGGATTGAGTTTGGATCACTTTCTCCCTCGATTGTTACTGTTGATGGTATAGAAGCTGTATTTGCATTTGTTGCTAGTTCAAAAACAGATACAAAAGCTGTACCATTGTAATATTTAAAAATAATTTTATTAGTTGTATTAGTATCTGCAAATATCATACCAGAATACTTTGTTGTTGGCTCACTGGTTCCACTATTGTTAGTAACAACGGCAGAAAGCCCATTGTTGAGGTCGCTCCTGAACGATGGAAAGCCTTGGTTCGCAATTATATAATCGTGTTGTGCCATAATATCTCCTATATCACTTAAAAATTGTATCTGCAATCATTTTTATACCCCTTTTGCAACATAATCAAAGGTTCTACTTACTCCTGTACCACCACTATTTGTAAATGCAATATTAAATCCAGATGTACTTTTACCAGTTATAGCATATTTATCGCCAGATGCCATATCTTGTACTGATAATGTTATGGCTATTGAATTAAGTAAATTAAATGCTTTTGAATATGTAATAGATTTAGTACCAGTACCAGAAACTACATCATTTTCTGAAACAGTAAATGCTTCTAGCTGTAAGGTTACACCTACTGCTGTCACTATAGGAGTTGCAGTATTATTATCTGACTGCATTAATACTCTAAATTTAAAAAATCTTCCTGTATAATCACCAATAGTAAAATCTTGAAAAGCTGAGTATGTAACATTATCATTAGAAACTGCTATTTGAAGTTCTGAAGAACATTGTGTATTAGCATCACCATCAAAATTAGATGGTTGGTCATCAAAATCTCCAGTAACAAAATCAAATATTCTTGCTCTATCAGTTACTTGTTGAGTTAATGTAGCTGTTATTTGTGTTGTTAAAATAGAACCAGCATCAACGACTTGTGAAAATTCGTAAGTACCAGAAGATTTTACAGTTGCATTTTCACCACCATCAAAAAGTGTTGAAGTTATTGAATCAAAATTACCAGTTACATCATCAAAGAGTTGATTGCCCTTTAGTACCAAACAAGGTGTATTATCATCACCAATAGTAGTTTTTACAACATCTGTTTT